TCTTGGACTCAGCCCACCTTCGCCCCTGCTCGGTCTCAATGGCCGACACAAAGCGCGCCCCTCTGAGCCCTGCAAGATCGGTCGGATGACGCTCATTGCGCGTTTCCATGAAGGTGTCCATCGGCGCGTTGGTTGCGTAATCTCCCAGGATCGTGGCTAGGGTGTTTACAAACACAGACTTCCCATTGGCCCCGGTGCCGTAGAGGAAAAACACGGCGTGCTCCTGCGTGGAGCCCGTCAGTGCATAGCCCACCATACGCTGTAAATAGTCTTGAAGCGCCTGGTCACCTCCTGTGATTTCTCGCAGAAACTGGAGCCAGGTGGGGCACTCGCCTCGAGGCGTTGCGGTTGCAATCTTGGTCATGCGATCGCTGCGATCGTGAGCCCGCTCGCGCCCGGTTCGAAGGTCAGTGACACCCGAAGTCGTGTTGATCAGCCAGGGATCGGCATCCCACTCCTCGGTATTGGCTGCGTGGCGGCGATCGGCGCGTGCCAGACGCTCAACCCCGCTAACGGTGCTTGCACTTGCAAGCTTGGCTGCCACTTTTGGGTTACCCGACTTAAGCGCCGCATGACGGCATACGCTACGAATCAAATCGGTTGCGGCAAGCGTATCTTCGGTGCGCCAGCGACTCCCGTCCCAAACCAGCCAGCGACCCCACGTTGCCACATAACGCCAATCCTTGTGATACCGACGCGTGAAAGCAAGCGCCAGTGCATCCTCAGTGCCCCACACAGACTCATCGGTACCTGCAACCGGCTCGTCTTCAAGCGCCACATCGTGCATTTGAAGCCGCGGACCATGTTCAAGGAAGCTTCCAACATCAAACCCTTCCGAGATCGCATCTGCAGCGTCCCAACCCTCCATGGCATCTTCTGGCGGGTAGAGGATGTGGCAGGTACGAGCACCGGCTGCGAGGATCGCCTGTGCGGCCTGCGCTGCGTATTCCCATCCCGGCTTATCACGATCGGGCCATATCACCACCGACTTACCGGCCAGGGGCAACCAGTCGGTTTTCTCCACCGGCGCATTGGCACCGTTCATGGCTGTCGTTGCCACGATGCCCGCATCGATGAGCGCCTGCGCGCACTTCTCACCCTCCACCAACACCACCTCGGAGGCATGCACGAGGCCTGGCTGGTTATAGAGCGGCCGAGGCTCGGGCGGTACCATCCTGCGTCGCTTCGCATCCCAGGGGCGAAACTGCTTTTTGCCTCCTGGGGGGTCATAGCGATAGACGACCCCAATCAGGCTGCCTGAGGCATCCTGGTAATCCCACTTGGCTGTGGCCTGCCCCAGATCGTCCATGGGGACAGGCGCCTTTTTCCGTTTGGGCTGATGCTCCGATGTGCGACCGATGGCTTGGCCTGCAATCTCAAGCACGCGAAGAAAGTCCGCCTGCGTGTCGAGCCCGTGATGGGCTGCGATCAAATCAAAAACATCTCCGCCCTCACCGGTTGCCCGATCGGTCCAAAGCCCTGCCTTCTCCCCCTCAAGCACAACCTCAAGGCTATCGCCAGGACTGCCAAGCACATCGCCCACAAGAAAACGGCCACGTCGCTGCTTTCCCGCCGCAAACATCCCGGCAAGCACCGATTCGAGCCTTGCGATCAGCCCTGCGCGGATGTGCTCGCGGGCGGCTCGAGGGTCCTGCACCGCTGGCTGCGGCCTCTCATTAAAGTCAATCATTGGCATCCATCCTCCAGGTGTCCCAAGCGCAAGCGAGGAGTCACTGACCCCTGCCCCAGCAACGGTCCTGCCACGAGCACATGCGGCACTCGAAGTGGGTCGCATCCACATAGCCACGGGGCAACAATTCGTCTGCCTCGGTCGCAGTGATGACCTTGATGGCCCGATCCGACATCCGTTGAGCAAGCGCCGCATCAAAGGGCAAAAGCTCAAGCAGCAGCTCCTGGTTATCTTTGTTTACCGCTACAAAAAGTGCTGGATTACGGCTGATGCCCTCAACGGCCGATTCCATATAGGCCTGGTAGGTGGCAACCTGTGCCGCATAAATCGGCCTGGTTGCTGCCACCCCCGATCGTGCGCAGGCACGCCAGTGTTTATCGGCCATGGTCTTGCACTCGAAGAGCATCGGATACTTAAGCCCAAGCGCTTCAGGCCCCGCTGTGATCACGCCATCGACATGGCCCTGAAGCCTGCCGCCTGCAACTGAAAATCCGAACTGTCCGCCACCCGCTTTGCGGTCATGAAGCTCAAAACCTGCAAGCCTCAGCCAACGGATCACCAGCTCTTCAAAGACATGACCAACCTCAAACACACGAAGCGTTCGTCCTGAAAAACCCCTGCCCTCATCGGCAGGCGCCCTGGCATACTCGTATTGAAGCGCCCGCTCACAAGGCGCGCCAAGTCTTGAAGCGCCCAGGTAGCTGCGCGGTGTCTGCCCTGCGCGCTCTGCATCCAGGGCCTGATCGATCAGCGCGCAGACCTCCTCGCTAAAGCTGCGCTTGTGGTTGTAGTCAAGCATCGATATGACTCCATGATTTTTGGTGTTTGATGGCATAAATCGCCGTGGTACTCATCCCGAGCAGACGAGCTAGCTCTGCCGGACTGCACTGCCCAAGAAACATCAACCGCTTCAGAATTTGTACCTGTTGACTGTCAAGCCTTGCCGTACCACTTCGATCGCCTCGAGCCGCACGCCCTTTTCGTTTCATGTCGCAAAGGTTTTCCGCATGCGTGCCAAGCCACAGGTGCGATGGATTCACGCACCCCGGGTTATCGCAGCGATGACACACATGCAGCCCCTTGGTGATCGGGCCATGGGTGAGCTCCCACGCAGCCCGATGCACACTTACCTTGACGCCGCGTGCAGCGTGCCCCTCGGGTTCTCTGCGAATCTGCCCATAACCCCTCGCATTGACCGACCCCTGCCAGAGCCAGCAACCTTGTGGGCCTGCGTCCATATCGACGCGAGACCACAAGCGCACAGCTAATGGATGGTGATTTCGCCGCTCAATGGCTCGAGCCTGGGGATTGTCGGGACCCTTTTTCATCGCACCCCCTGAGACTTGTTTTTGGAGGCGGGCTTATCGGTTTCCCAAGGTAGGTCGTCTTCGATATCAGCAAGTGATACGGCCATCGGATCAGCGGTAAGTCCACTGTCCTGCCCGTCAGAACGCTTAAATAGTGTTTCTGAGTTTTCCGAAAAGCCAGACGAAGCTGCGCGCTGTGGCGGGAACTTGCTTGCCTCATGGTGTTCGACCATGGCCTCGGTGTACCCGGAAACAATCGCTTTGATGACCGCAAGGGCCTCGGCTTCCGAGTACTGCCCAAGGGGTTTCTCAAACCCAATCTCAGCGGCTGCCTCACCAAAAAACCTAAGACAACGGTACATGGCGTTTTGTTCAATCGCACTCGGATCAATCATCACCACCTCCGAGCCAGGCGGCAGTCCACGTTGCACGCGCACCCAATTGCCATAAAGCGTATGAAAAGCGTTCTGGCAGCGGCGTGAGCAAAACACCCAGTCCGTGGGAAAGCGCTCGTGGGCTTTCACCCCGAAGCGCTCGTCGGCGTGGCCAAAGCCACGCGCCTGTCTTAAGCAGACCCAACATTTCACGCCCCCTTTCCCTACTGTGCCCAGGACGGTTTACCCACGCCTGCAGCCCGCGGCGGGGTACCGGAAAACGATCCCTGGGTTGCACTGGGTACCGATGGTGCGGGCGGGGGAATATGGGTAGCTATGCTTTGAGGCAACGTCACTGCGCCCCCTGCCCCTGTGAGCATCCCGCGCAACTTTGCGTAATCCGGATGGTCGGGTTCGATAGCAAGCTTGATCACGTTTTTATAGCCACCGCGATCATCCGAATCGATATCAACGCGAGCGATAAATGTGAGCCCATCGAGCTCGTGAAAGCCTCCGATCCGTCTCGCGGCAGCTGCCTGCGGGGAGTTATCGGTGGGCCGAATATTGCGCGCGCTATTGAGTGCAGCCCGTATAAAGGTGCGCCCCATATTGGCCCAGTTCGGGCCCTTTGCGCTGTAGAGACCAATGTTTGACCACATCTTGCGCTTCACAAAGGGGCCCTCGAGGATCACAAATTCGCAAGACAGATAAACCGAACCTGAGTCAAAATTCTGTGTGGCATAGCCCCCGACCCAGCCCTGTGCCGGGTCATCAAAACCGCCTGGCTTGATACTCATGCGCACCGGGGCAATCGTCCCCTTGGGGATGAGTTCAAAAGAGGGTTGCTGCTCGGCATCGTTAAAGTCATTCCATGTAGACATCGCACTACTCCTGCTCGTTGATGGGTTGCTGTGTGATTGCGCTCTTGGGCGCGTTGGTTGCGGCTGCGCACTTGGCAATGAGTGCTCGCAAATCCGGTGGTTCGAGCACATCGAGCTGCCCCGATCGGTCCTTGGCAGGAAACCCATAAGGGTTCATCGTCTGGGTGACGAAGGCGCGATAAGAGCCCCCCTCCTCGGTCTTGATCTCAGCAAGCGTGACCACCTCATCGACGATGCCTGGCAGTTCCGCGGCAGTCTTTGCCCCTTCAATCTGGGGCACAAAAACCTTGCGGTTAAAGTCATCCATGCGCTCATCCAAAATGGCAACAAACACCACGTGTTTGCCGCGTGCGTGCTGCAACTGTGAGAGCGCTCCAAGCATCTCGGTGCCAAGCAAACCGTAGGCACCTCGGGTGTCGGGCTTTCCCGTGCGCTCCGAAACCGCCTGCGGTTGGGTCTTGGCCCACATCAGTGCAAGCCTTGAGAGCACCGTGATGCTGTCAACAAAGTAGGTGTCATACCGCGCAAGCTGTGCGGGATCGCCATAGCGCTCACACACATGTTCATAGTGCGCTTGGGAGTAAGGCGCATCGGCAGGCAGCGCTATATTCGGTCCAGAGAGAAACACCACAAGGTCACGAAATTCGGGCCAGGTGGAGGGCCGCACGCAATCGCCACGCCAGTCCTTCACAGCAAGATCGCCTGCCTCCAAATCGACAAAAAGTGTCGTTGCCTCTGCGAGCGTTTTGAGTTGGGTTGTCTTACCAATCCCACTTTTGC